CTCTAGCACCCTAGCCATATGATCCTCAAGTGGTTGATTTTCTGGGGAAAATATACCGAAGTTCCAACCATGATTCTTTGCTACGTTCACCATCATCGCATCCAACCAGTTAGATTTACCACTGCTGGGTATACCTGTTACTACTGTGAATGCCCCTGGTCTTACTAAATAGTACGGGTCAACAGTGTCCCAACCAGTGCTTACACCCTTCTCAATGTCTCCTTCATATAGCCTATCAATAGAGTCTGACATATTAGAAGCGTCATATGTACCCATGATTGGGTATGGTTTAGCGTGTTCAATACACTCAGACAAAACTGTCTTGCCATACTTAACCAACACATCGTTTGCATCCTTGCATCCTTCTGGCCACACAACTCTGTAACATTTATCCTTGCCTAGTCTGCGGGATAATTCATTCTCTAACTTAGCACCTGGCTCATCGTTATCAACAGCGATGACAAACCTTGAAACATTATTAAACTTCTCTGCGTGTAGCCAAGGATCATTTAAGTAATCAAACTTGGAAGAGTAATCAGAACTGTTAACAGGCGGGGCACCATCAGGCACACTTACACAAGTTCTAATCCCTGCCTCCCATAAAGATAACTTATCTATTTCTCCTTCAACTATAACACAATGAACATCGCTACCTTCAATGTCATCAACGCCATAGAAACCACGCTGTGCACCAGCCTCTAAACGAAAGTTCTTCTTAGCATCTCTATACTTTACATTGATTAACTCACCATTCTTATAGTAAGGAAAAGCAATAGAGTTAGATAGCGCCTCTATCTGTGGCATATATACCTTGCGCTCATTGATCTTGTTTTCTTCTAGGGTTGTCTCGCTTATCCCTCTATCAGAGAACCACTTAACAACTTCAGGACTTAGCGCGGTAATAGGCAGTGGCTCAGGCTTAGTAAACTTAGGCTTCCTCCAGTGCAACGACACGCTGTTACCATTAGTTCCATTGCTTAGTGTACCTGACCAACCACAGTGGTGGCAAAGCCATATCCCCTCATCTATATTAACAGACAAGCACGGAGCTTTCTTCTTCCTTCGTTGAGAAGAACATTCTGGACATTGAGTGTTAACCTGCCCTGAATTAGCACGGGCTGGTATTGTTATATTAAAATCACTAAATGTTTTCATTTATTTTCCTGTTCTTTATCCATTCATATACCGCTGATTCAAGTTCTTCTTTGGTATGGAATTCTCTATCATCTACATATCTATACGTGATGCTGTCTGATACCATGAACTTCCATCTCTTACCATCAGCGGTACGGTTTCTCTCTATCCTATGGGTTTCCCCATCTATTCTACCAAACATAAAGGCTGATCCCTTTCCCCATTTAATGAACATCTTCTGGACGCTCTACCCCAGGTGGTGTCATCGCAGGAACTCTTCCTAACCTTTCTTTAGCATCCATCATTTCTCTATGGGCAATCATAACAGAGACCAATGCATTTGCTTTTTCCCAAGTAAGATATATTTCAACCTTATCTTGCGATAAAAGAACACAACAATTTTCATCATGCTCAGCACTCAACAATAAACCTTTAGACAAATCATGCTTATCAATATACTCTAAATCTAAAGACATTTAATTTCTCCTATATATATTATAACATACTTACATTACATAACCGAAAGGATTATTATCCGTGCTATCCATTATATCATAGCACTGAATCACATCGAACCCTCTCATTCTTAGGCGTGTCATATCAATCATGATCGTATCATCCTTACCATCATCAACACTGCATGATGTTTCATCTAGTAAGAACATAAGTATATCATGATCCTCGTTGGTAAGTTCTACTGTATTATCAAACAGTTGCGACTGTGTCATGTCTTTCTTTCAACCTCTTTAAGTTATGTCCAAAACAACTATCAGGAATGTCGTCAATAATACTTAGCGCCAACTTCTCTGCCTTCACTAGATCTTGAGGGCTTTTAATAAACCTAGCAACATGTATCCTACGAATCATACCAGAGTTTGGAGCAGCGCCATAAGCCTCCAACTGAGATGGTCGATACATCTCTAAAGCCATATGATAAAGGCCTGTCTTTATACCCCTAAAGGTAGCATACAATTGGTTATACTCAATCATAAAATCACTATCCAACCTGGCCTTAGTCAACTCTTTAAGGTGCTTTGCATCAAGGTGCTCGGCCAATCTCTTATCCTCAGCAAATTTTGTAGGACCTCTATTTATAACTTTAGCGCCCTTGACCTCGCCATTTTTACAGAACTTAATGATGTTATCTTTCTTTTCAAACACTCTTGTAACATCGTAATGCATACGCCTTACATCTGATTCATTCGTGTCATATATAAAGTATCGTTTATCTCTGCAATCATAGTAGTGTATATTGGATGGTAAGACGCTTTGAATCTGACGATCCTGATTATAAACCCAATACCTATTCTTTTTCTTAGATGAAAAATCAACCTCAACATCACCGTTATCAAAGTATTTGATCTTAGTTTCGGCAGTCATTGGGTCATCATCTTCTGGCGATTGTTCGTTGTAATGATTGCTCTTCATGTCTGCCTTGAAAGCAAACCCGTCAGGCTCCCTAACAATAAATAAAGCCTGATGCTCAAGCCTTGCTATCTGAATCTCATAATCATAGTGCTTCTTTACGGCTTCCAATCCTCCAACAAAGTCCGAACCTGTATAATCATCATGCATTAAAGACATATTGTTTCTCCTATTCAATGTCTATTACTTCACCAAAAGGACACAGAGTATCCTTCATACCATAGTTCACCCATATCACTGGATGGTCTGGTTCATACTGAGGAAACGAACCGTACAAATCTGTAAAATATATAAGCACGGCTGGGTCCTCATCATTCTCAATGACCCAATCAAACGCAGGCTCAAAGGCAGTGCCACCTCTACCTACTACCTCTAGTGCATCAGGTAGGTCATCCTTTGAGAACCTTCGTATATGATTAACGTCAGTATCCACATCCATAATGATAAGCTCATCGACATCACAGTCCTCCACTACTGATACTATCTCAGACCAAGCATCAATCAATAGATCAGTGTTCATTGATCCACTCGTATCAACCGCAAAGATAATCTTACGCAGTCCATCAATCTTTGTGATGGATGGTAGGTATAAATCCTTACCTATAAACCTACGATTGGGTCGTCTCCAAGAGTGCTCATCTCTCATAGGTTCAGTAGCGAGGGTATATAACTTATCTCTCCAGTCTACCTTTGGATTACGTATCTGATTGATCAGTTCTTTGAAGTGACCTGGGATAGTACCTCTGTTCTTACTGCAAGCATTGGCTGCTGCAATAATCTTAGTCTTCCACCTGTTCTCAGTCTCTGACTTGTCTGCCTCACTCTGACTCTCACCATCTTTGAAGTGACCAGTGCTAGGCATATCTGCAAGGCATTGGATTGTAATCTGCTTTGCGTTCTTGATCAGGTCATCATAAACGATGTCAGTATTCCAGGTCTTGTCATACTTCTTATCAAGAAGAACATCAGCAGGAGGCTTCATATCATTATCAACAAGCAACCTATTGATAACATAATCACCCGCCATATTCCATATAGTGTGATCACGAGCACCCTTTCTTGTTAGATGAAAGAAAGCAGGGTGCATGGTCTCATGCATCAAAATAAATTTAAGATCATCCATGCCTAACGTCTGAATAAACTCACTGTTGTAATAGATAAACTTACCATCGACAGCAAACGTAGGTATACTATTGTCTTCTTTGATTGGCATAGACAAAAGCAAATGCCCAAAGAAAGGGAAGTCCATCAAGCATTGCGCTCTTGCTATCTGTAACTTGCGTTCAATATCCATATGTTCCGTCCAGTTTAGACATCGTTTGTTCAAAGGTTTCTTCGCTACAAATATAACCTATCACTTTATTGATGTGTCGATAAGCCTCCTTCTGTTTTGTTTCATTGCCTCTAAGATCATGAGCATAGAGGTACAGATTTTCTTTCATATACTTCTCTAATTCTCTTAGAAAATAGTCATCAGTAAAATTCAACCCGCTTAGTGAGTCGATTAGATTTCTAAGACCTTCCATCCTGCTCTCATATACTGTCACCCTATCAGATGAAAGTATATGTTTAAGACTGTGCATCTCACTACTAATCCTGGATGTTAGAAGTTCCTTCATCTTTTCCATGCTCTTGGCAACGCTATCATATACCTCTTTGCGTATACGTTCAGCCTCAAGTTCACCAACTGAAGCCCGCAAGTCCAGGTTCTGTTCCTCTGGTATAGGCCTGAGATACTGATCCATCTTGAACCTGTCAGTGAACTCATCAACTGTTAGATAGTCCGCACGATTAAACATACCACCTTTCTTGTTGAGCCTTACCTCTGCCTCATCAAGAGCCTCCTGATACTTGCCATCCTTCAGCGATTGTATCTCAGAATCCCACAAAGATTTCTGCTTACGCCAAATCCCTGCAAAATCAAGGAGTTTCTTGTTAGGTAGTATGAATACACCACCACTCTCATGCAACCAAGGCAACGTCATAGTTTTAATCGTTGAACTTGGTGACTCAACCATATTAGATTTAATATTTCTAAAAGGCTGAAGATATTTAGATGAGATTGTTATCTTATTAAAGTTACCAGAGTCACGACTACCCCCCTTCACGTTGTAATCACTCGCAACCTTCTCCGATATGCCTCTGTCAACCTTGCGCCCTGAAGGTATAGACATTGACACACTTAACAACATACCCTTCTTAGATAAAGACATAATGATCTCCTTTTAATTAAGCCACACCTAATACATCAAGGTTTTTGACTGCCCACTCTACAAACTCAGGTGCTTCCTCAATCTCAGGAGTAATCTTCCTGGCCTCAGTCACACTTGTTACAGCATACTCAGCAGGTAACCTATCAAGATAAGCCATGATGTTCTTCATGTTATCAGGCTTCATCCAGTACGCAAGAGAGTAAGCGATAGCATACTGAGCACTAGGATTCTCAGGAAGCATTGCTTTCTTAGGGTCTTTGATTACCTGTTCTGGATCAGGCACCTGATCTGCTACCTCCTCATGACTCATGAACTCAGCAGCAGCACCCTCTCCCACCAATGCAGAGTAAAGCTGGCGCTTGATAGAACTAGATGGATTAGTTCCTCTAACTTGTGCTAACTTCTCCCATGTTCTAGGCGTTGGGTAAGCCCATGATCCACCCTTATCAGGTCTCTTATGTGCAAGATTACCATGCTGTTTAAGGAAGGAGGTTACAATTGAATCAACCCCCTTAGAAGTGAAGTGAGTCAACAACTCAGGAACATCCAACACAACCATGCAATGCATGAACCTATTTTGCAGTGGGTAAGGAAGCCCTCGGTTAACCCCGCCGTGCTCCTTCTTGTTCATCATGGCTACAATATGCCAACCCTCTGGGAACACATAACTTCCCACCCTTTTCTCAAGAATCAACTGCTGTGTTGCTACGATTGTTGCCTGTGATCCGTCACCGAACTCATCAAGAATGAACAAACCTTGTTCACCATCACGTTCTACGTTAGGTAACAGAGCAGGCGTAGCAAAATAAGTAAACCCATCGCGTACTGTAGGCACACCGCTCAAGTCTACTGGATCAAGTTGAGATGACCTAACATCTTTTGTTGCTCCGTACTCATCATTGCCGTACTTGGTTACAATCTCAGTCTTACCAATGCCTGGCTCGCTAGTAAACAGGGTTGATATACCAAGGCTAGTCGCAACCCTTAGAATTTCTGGTATCTGACTAGGTGTGATAGTAACTTCAGACATAATATTATCCTCAGTGTATTGAAAGTGAAGGCCCATAGGATGCGATGACAAGCAATGAAGCACACTTATCCTTCGCTACGTTGCATGATATGTGGGGGCTAGCGTCATCGGGGCCTAGTCGATAGACAGTAACCTCTTTCCCATCATGCATCTCTTTTACTGGCATAGCACTACCTATAAGGTCATCAAATGAGATGACAATATCTTCATCATCATACGCATTCATTCTTGATGTCCTCCCAGGTTTTACCTATATCATTATAAGCCTGCTCCATCTCCTCATCGCTCATAAGAATCTCAACACACCCATCCTTAAAGCGACAACGTGGATGAGTTACGGATGGCTTAGGTTTAGAGATACTTCTACCCTCTCTACCACGCCTCATATGCTCAAAGGCTTCTCTAAGTTCACCTTCTTCTTCACCATCATACAACTTACCATTAAAATGGAATACCATTACAGCCCTCCATCTGCACCATAAGGTTGGTGCGTTACCTATCCGTGGGAATCACGGAATTTTATACGGACAAACCACCTGTTTACCAATAAAATGAGCCTATAAATACAGGGGTTTTTGAACAGTAACCCCCAATACCATGTAGGGTAGTACCACAACACCTAGGTTACATCATTCTATATCTGCACCTTGAACCAGTCAGGCCTGATCGAAGGCCACTTCCAAGATGCAATGTGTGCTTTGCCACCACAGTAGTAATTTCTGTACGCTTTGACCGTATCACTGTGCTTGTACTCGTCAGGCATACACTGAGGGGGCGGGATAAAGCCGTCATCAGGCATATTATCTGGTACTTTACGCAGTGCGTCAAGCAATTCACCTGATTTATGCGGTGGTCTGTGCGGATATCGGCGCAATTTCTCAGCAAGTAGCGCCTCAAAGTGGGAAATTAACCACTCATAGTGTGATTTTGAGGACCGTGCCCACACTGTAGAGGGGTGATTAAGGTGTGCAACCTTGTACAAATCGTGCTGATCTGCGTAGCCGTCACCATCCAAGTGCCTATGCGCTGTGCACAATATCTGTGCAGTCTCCAACGGCATCTTAACTACGTGCTTGTTGACCTGACACACAGCAGATACAGCAGGGTCAGTATGTAAGAAAAAGATATTCATCTAACTGGTCTAACTCCTTTGCCCATATTGCGAGCAAGATATCCATACAAATCAGACTGCATCTTAGAGAGAAGATGATTCTTATAGCACAATGCATTCTTCTTGTCAGCGCAATGCACCATCTCAACCTCCGAACCATCAGGATTGATACGAACTATCATGTACCTACCCTTGTACCAACCCTCTCCATCCCTGATCTCGACTTGTGTATTGAGGGCGCGTTCTTTATCAGTCCATTTCATAAATTATTTTTCCTCTTTCTTTGGGGGTGATGGAAAGTACCTTACAATTCTCCATGTTTTATTTACTGGTTTACGTGATACACGCCACCCCTCCGGCACAACATAAGAGCCAATTTTACGCTCATCAGTCATCATTATCTCCACAGTTTCATAAGTTTATACTGACCAAATACCAATGCACCAAAGCCCACAAAGTAGGCCAAGAACAACACAATATCTACAAACATTGTACACCTCCTAAGTTTATGCCCATGAGACGCTCTGTAAGCACCGTCACGAGCCGTTAAGACATGACCCTATACCACCCTAGTGGGTAGGCTATGTTGTTCACTCACCCAGCCATCCCCGCAATACCCCAGGTGAGCAGTTTTACATTCATCGTGAGCCGTCAACTTGGTGTGCGTCCTTGCCACCTGCAACCCTGACCTAAATGTCCGTCATACTCAGGACGGTATAGTGCGTATCCATTCGGCCATACCTCAGTTTTTATCCCTCGGATCACAGAACCCCGACGATTACAGGCTCGACGGTCACCAGAAGTGGGGGAATCGACTACCCAATACTCTTGGCATACTGTTTACTGGTACGCACTGAAGAAATCGGTGAGCAGTTATTGACAGTCATACTCAGGACTGTAGGAGCAGTGCCGTCGCACAAGGGTAAACAATGGTCGCCACATATGGACGCTGACACCCTATGACATGACGAGACGCTGTAGATTCAATCGAATATTTTGTATGACGATGTAGTTCGCCATTATCGGCTACGATACTATTCGATAACCTACAGAACTTACACTACCAGACTCATGCCACCCCTAAATTAGCCGATAAGTGCAGGGTATCCCTATACGGCCATCAAATACCCCGAAGTCAGTTCATTTTACCACCATGACTCAGGGTGGATTCACTGGGGCCAACATCATCCCCTTACCGGAATTCGGTGAACCGTTGCACATCTGACGGGTAAATCGACCCTTCACCCACGGTTCCACAAGCATCTGGGTAGTTGGCAGTTTATCGCCGTACCTAGGCGGAGTAGTTTAACTCTAGTCATACTCAGGACGACTCATCTTTCTCGTAGACAGACAAGTAACTATCCAACCCTCTCTTGACCTTTCTCAAGGCGTCAAGATCAGGGCAAATACGAATCAGCATCGACACAATACTGCTTACATCTCTAGAATCAAAAGGATATTCTTTCCAGTTCCGATTATCGTACATGATCTCTCCTGCATTGGCTGACTGCTTGAGGGATTACCCTATCGCTAGGGTAACCCGCAACTCAGGCTGCTTTATGCAACCAATCTGGAGTATCGTCAGAGAAAGATTCCTGACTTGCACCAAGACCCACATCCTTCATGGTGGATTCGAGCGCTACAAACTCGTCATAGGCATCCTCAATCTGACTCTTAGCCTCATCGCTATGACTGGCTATCTGAGTGTTCAACTGACGGAGCGCCTTCTTGAGCATCCACGAAGGCATCTCTGAGTCTAACTCAAACTCATACCAACGCTGAGCCTCAAGTTGGTCAATCGGGAATTCCTCCTGACCGCTGTCCTTAGTGAACGTAGAATTCTTCGCCTTCTTGAAGCGATTATTCTTAACGTCCCAGTTAAGGCCACAAGTCTCGGAAACATACCCGATAAACTTCTGCTTGTTTACACCGTTACATTTGGTGATACCAGACCCAAGATTGGTCAGATACGTGCTATCGCCGTGAAGCCAGTAGTGATACATCGAACTGACTGCCAACTCATGCACACGATCCTGCATAGTCATGATCGCTTTTACAGCACGTTTGATCGCCGTAGCGAGAGTCTTGCCATCTTTGATGATTTCCATCGTTACAGTTCCTCTGTTTAAGTTACGGACTACGGATGTAATCCCTCAAACAGTCTCCCTATCAGGCTTGGAGGGTCTGGTGCCCAACTATCCTTAACTCCCACGCCCCTACACCTGAAGTGCCTGCATTGCTGACCCCGTCCCTAGCGTTAACCACCGGCAATACTAGTTTTTCTGACCAGCCACAAGTCGCCCCAGTCCAACCCCGGTTCCCCGGTGCGCTACCATTCGCTCAGCAGAACCAGTCTAGACGTTTAATCACTCCCTAGTGATCGCGTAGGCGCGTACTTACGGGGCGAACCCCTGACCGTATCGGGCGATAACTCCCGAAACCTACTCCCGCTAAGACCCTGAGCACAAGTAACACAAGGCGCATGAGTTTAGTACAACTTGGAAGGGCACAGTCTTATAGTCGTCCCAACCCGACCTGAGCGTTCAACCCGCTCGCAGTAGACTCTTTGAGATTATGCCCCCGAAGGGGCACAATGTCAACCAGTCTTTCTGGCTTCACGCATCCAGATGCGTATCCGACGGTTCATCTCGCTGTCCTGAAGGCGAGGCAGTCTGTGGCTAGGCTTGCGCGTGTCGCGTTTCGCCTTGCATACCTGTCGTTCTGCCTTCGTACCTGCAATCCGTCCAATCGCTTGGGTGCCGATCTTACCGCCGTCAGCACTCCGAACAACCGTACACTCTGCCGGTACTTCGTAGCGAGTCCCGTCGCTCATGGTAATAAACATAAGCGCGACTCCTTATTGTGGCTTCAGCCCGTCGCCTCAGCCAGTGACTACACTTTAGCACAACCACCAGAAAATGCAAGTCCGCCCAACTTTTCTGCTCAATAAGAAACGACTAATATAGTCCTACGGCCCAGAAAGTAACCTTAAAAATTAAAAGGTTATGTTTTGAAAGGTACTCCGGCGGGCGTCCGAGGGCGATCCAGGCCTGGGAATCCTGATCCGCACCCCCATACATATAAATAAAAAAAGAACACTAACAACACATTAGCGTTTTACTAAGAATATGTCTGGTGTATCTCTATATAGGGTGTTTTGGTATATAGGTAATGGAATAACCGTTGGCTTAGCGGCCAAATATAGGGTTCCAAAATTTTTTTGGGGGTATATTTTTTATACAGAAGTTATCCACAGACTTATCCACAGGTAAATATTAGGTTAAATCTATGATTATATAGGAGAATTGGAAAGTTATCCACAGGTAAGGGGTTCCCTTATTATAATATATATATTAATACTTCTATATAATATATATAATATATATATAATATTAATATATCTTTATCTGTCTCTTTATCTATGTCTATATCTAGTTGCGTTTAGCAGAATGTTGTGTAGAAATGCTTAAATATTTGCTAAATAATTGATATCTTTAAAAAGTGAGACACGAAAACCCCTTAATATGGTATAATGGTAGTATGAATTCGGGGCACGTGTCGGCACATCTCTCCCCTCGATAGAGGGTTCTTCTCCCTTCTGCTGACACGGCCCCACCTTTAAACTATGGAGAATATAAAATGGCAGGAATGAGATCGGGAAACCGAAGTGCAGCTAAAGGCAACAGAAGTAAAGGTCAGAGATCTGCGTCTTTAGGGCAAAGGTCTAAGGGCGCAAGAGGCAAAGGCGGAGCTGTAGATGCAAAGAATATTACAGGTGGCTCAGGCGGTCCCAAAAAGAAGAACTCTTCTGTAATGCGTGAGGCTGCCTGGAATAGCATGCCCAAAGGTCAAAGAATGAAAGAGCATGGAACTACATCTTACGCAAAATACAAAGCTGGTAAAGCAAAAGTGAGGGCTAACGCAGCTTCAGCCAGTTCTCAGCGAAGCAGGTAATAATAATATGGCAGTAAATCCTGTAAAGCGTAGGGGCGGCTCTGTCGTACACAACAGTGTATGGAACACCCACAACAAGAAAAAGGTTATTGAAATGTTTGCCGGAGGCGCTACCGTTGTTGAGGTGTGCAGGTTCCTTGGCATTCATAAAGCTACGTTCTACAGGTGGCTCAAGGACGAAAGGAAAGGAGATTTCCAGCGTACTGTTGAGTTAGGTATACAGGCTTCGGAAGCTCACTGGATTCAGGTAGGCAGAGACAATCTAGAGAACAAATCTTTTAATACCTCTCTGTATGCCTTTATGATGGTCAACAAGTTTAACTATCGTTCCACTTATTCCAAACAGGAAGTAGATAAAACTGAAACTAAAAAGACTACAGTAGAAGTTAAGAAGGCTGTAGATGTTGAATCTATTATTGATAAACTAAACGAAAGTATGGAGGAGAAGCCAGAGCTTCTAAATTAATATGCCTAAAGTCGGAACTAAAAAATTTCCCTACACTAAATCTGGTAT